TGGCGAGGGCGACGGTGAGGGTGATGACGGCGACGATAACGACGATGTGCCCGATTGGTTCAAAAAGCAGATGACAGGCTACACAAAGACTTTGAACGACCTCAAAGCCGAGAATGAAGCCTTGAAGATGGAACGAACCAAGGCGGAACGCAATGCGACTATTGCCGCCAAAGCCAAGGAGCTCGGAATCCCCGACTACTTGATGAAACGTGTGTCGTTTGCGGACGATGCCGACGTTGCAAAGGAGTTGGAGGACTACAAGCAAGACTTGGTAAACAACAAGCTGATGCCGAAAGATGCGGCATTGGAAATGGGAAAGACCGAGGATGCCATGAAAGCCGAAGCAAAGGCTTGGGCAAATTCGCTTCCCGATTAGTAAACCATCATCTATTGTTTCACATTTAATTGACACGCTATTATGGCAATTGATTTCAAAAGAACGAAAGTGTCTGGACATTTCCCCGAGATTTGGCGTGGCGAATGTAAGATTTTGCCAGCGGGCTTCAAGCCTGCGCAGTCGTTCCCCGTCGGCACGGTATTGCGCCGTGGTACGCCTATCACGGTCGATTTCGAGAAACGCACGGCAGCGGTCGCAAAGACGGCAACCGTACAGAAAGGCGGCACAACAACCGCCCCACGTGTACCCAAGGGACATTACTTCGTCGTTGGTGATGTTGTAACTAAACTTGGCGACGGTACAAAAGCACCAACCATTAAGTCTATCGACACGACCAATGATGATTACGACACCATCACTCTTTCAGCCGCTTATACAGGATTGGCAGAGAAAGATGTTATCGTAGAATCCAACGAAATTACCTCTGAAGTTACGGAGGCGAAACCTCTCTACACACCAAACATGGTTGTTGGTGCGGATTTAGAATTTACAGGCAAGGGTATTCCTACCATTGATGCGGCTTTCGAGGCTGTTGTGCTCTATCCGAGCCTCAACTTCCCGATTATCCCCGATTGGCTTACGGGATGCTGCCTGAAAGCAAATCACAATATTCTTTTCATTAAGCAGTAAACTACTATGCCACAATTTCTTTATAGTTCAATTTTCGGCGAACTGACAAAGAATGTTCAGATTCGCTTTGACGTTGTTAGCGAGCTTCGTAAGAGGCTTTTTGACAACGTGATTTTCGAGAAGTACCTTGATTGGGACACGCCGACCGTCGGTTTGAACTTCGAGGAACTTATCGGACAGTACAATCTTACCGTTGCCGCACCAACCATCGGTGATAGTTCCAAGGAGGCTATCATTGGCACACAGGGGATGGAAACCTTAAAGGAAACCATCCTTAACCACGCCTTGACCCTCCCGATGACAATCCAGGACTATCGCAAGGTGTTGCAGATTCTCGATTCCAAGTCTTTACCCGACAAGGTTAAGACCGAACAGCTCGTAAATCTTATGTGGGGCAACGTGCAGACCGTTGTAAAGGCTGTGCTCGGCAAGCTCGACATGATTTTCCTCGGCGCATTGTCCAACGAGGGAAAGTTCACCTTGGACGATACCACCAACCCCGAGGGCGGTGTGCGCGGCTCAATCAGTTTCAACCAGCCGTCCGAAAACATTGCGTCTTCAACAACGCAGTGGACTGCTTCAAATCTCGACACCGTGGACTGTTTCGAGGACATCCAAGCAATCATCGACACAGCGCAGGACAAAGTTGTGTTCGGCAAGGTGCTTCTTGCGCCGTCGAAAATCTCCTATATGTGCCGCTCTAAGAAGATTAAGCAGATGATTTGGGGTACGGACAAGTCCGCAAAGATTGTGCAGCTCAAGGACATCAACGCATACATGCAGGAGAATAGCTATCCTATCTTCGAGCCGATACGTCGTCAGGTGATGATTCAGAACGGCACACAGCTCACACCGTACACACCTTGGAACGAGAAGAACATCGTGTTTATTCCCGATGGTAAGTTAGGTACGGTAAAGAACGCTTGGGCAAACTCCGAGTTGAAGCCCGAAAACGGCGTTGCATACTCCAACTATGGACGCATCCGTGTGTCGCAGTGGGGTGTTGGCGAAACGCAGGGTTCTAACGGCGTTGAGTTCACCAAGGCGGAAGTGCTTGCATTGCCTGTCATTACCGAAATGAACGGTATCTACACTCTCAAAACAGAAGCGTAAAGATTATGACGAACCTCATTGCAACAAAAAGTCTGTGCAACGCTATTGCCAACACGTTCTATCCCGACAATTCGGCGATAGAGGTTGTGTTGTTCAATGAGGGTATCGACCCGAAAGCGGACGCAACACCGAAAGACCCCAATATCTTTCGGATTGCAGTCCAGCTTATCAAAGGATATGTTGAAAGCAGCCGAACGGAAAATGGCGTTTCGACAGCCGTAAGGGACGATGCCATCAAGGACAGCATCAAGTATTGGTGTGGCTTATACGGTGTTGCGGTAGAGGACGTTTTAGGTGATACGCTTTCGGTGATTGAAGATGGTACACACTTATGGTAACGGCTATGAGAACTAACGGTACATTGCGATACGAAACGCTGCAAGGCGGAGGATTGAACGAATACGGAGAGATTGATGAAACGGTAACAAGTACGTGGAGTGAGCCTATTCCGTGTTCTATCAAGACCAATTTGGACACCCGAAAAGGCGTGTATGAAGATGGTGAGTTTCGTCAAGCATCTTTCGTTGTGATGATAGAACTTGAAAAGTTCCCGTACAAGCGCATACGTTTGGAGCGCATGGGCGAGGACTTGAAAGAACACCGTGTGTTAAGTTCCGAGCCGCTTGCCACCGTTGGACGGACACAGATACTTGTATAAAATCGCTATGGCAAAACAAATTACCTATCACGGGAAATATAAGGGCATCATCGTCAGCCAATTCAGCGTGAATAAAATTCGCAAGGGATTGGAGAAGAAGAAAAAGGAGGTTGAGAATTTGATAATCAAACAATTCTCCTACATCGGTGAGGAGTGCGTGAAGATTGCCCGTGAACAAGGCAGCTACAACGACATTACGGGAAACTTGCGGTCATCCATCGGCTACGTTGTGTTGAACAATGGAAAGCCCGTGAAATATGGTCAGCCAAAACAATACAACGGCAAACTCGGCAATGGTGCGGAGGGGGCAAAAGCAGCCGAAGCACTATTGACCAAGTTACAAGCAAAATTCCCTTGGGGAATAGTATTGATAGTGTGTGCAGGAATGAATTATGCCGCCTACGTTGAAAACATCCATCATAAAGATGTGTTGGCATCCGCCGAACTAAAAGCGGAAAGCCTTGCAAAACAACTTCTTAAAGGGATAATAGAGAAATGATAAAGACCGAAAATCAGATTGAGCGTGATTTCTACACATTCATCAAACAAAGCAAGTTGGGTAAAGGCGTGAAAGGTACGGTATATCGTGCTGATATGCGTCCCGACGATGCAGCAACCGAGGACTTAGTTGTCAAGTTCCTTGCAGGACTTGATGAACAGATACAATCGGGTGTGGTCATTATCAATATCTATGTTCCCGATAGGGTTTACCCTGATACAGGTCGGAAGACAAAAGACCACGCACGTATTGGGGTCTTGCAAGACCTTATACAGTCGTTCGCGAATGACAACGACAACACCGAATATTGGATGCAGACGGATAGCACACCAACCTCAACACCGATAGAGGGTATAGAACAGCATTGCATAAGTGCAAGAATTAAGTTTCAAAGATTATCAACCGATTAAAAGTTATACATCATGACAAAGAAAATCATCATGTCGTGGTCGAAATGTAAGATCGAAGTTGGAAAGACAGGCGAAGCAGATGCTATGGCATCCGTCTTAAAATCTGTCGGTACCATCAACGACAAATCGACTACACTTGCTACCGAGGATGGCGAGAAGCTTGAAGCCAAGGCTACGGGCGGCATCGTCGTGGCATCGGAGGAGGGCGAGCCCACTATAACAATCACGACCCGTATTAAGGAAATGGACTTCGATACTGAAAATATGTTCACGGGAGCAACAAAAAGCACCGATGGCGATGAGCTTACGGTAAAGACGAATGTTGTATCCGATGACTTTTCCGTAAAGGTTACACCAAAGAATATCGGTGCAACAGGTATTAAAGTTCGTCGTTCGCATGTTTCTTTCCGTCCAGGCTCTTCCGAGGAAGAGGGTCAGTATGTGGACTTGACTTTCAAAATCCTTGCTTGCGAGGATGGCGAGCTTTACAAGAAATTCAAGGTAAAAGAAGCAGATTGGACTTAGGATAACAACCGTCTATCATACGTTGAGTTTTAATTAGACAAAGACTGATGGAAAGACATCTACCTTATCGGGCGGCAAGGGAAGCCCGAAATCACGGCGTGGAGAAGCGGTATCTCATTGCGCTCATAACGCAAAGAACGCAGGTTCGATTCCTGCCGCCGTAACCAACTATAATATATGCGCAATATGGAAAAGACAACAATAGAAAGTCAAGTGGCGAGTGCCGTACTTGAAAGAAAGGTTGGTAGCATCGTAATCGACGGTAAAACTTACGAAATTGCACCGCCGACGCTTGCGACACTGA